AGGGATGCCTATTTTACTTTGAAATTCCCCAGCCCCTCTGTAATTCCACTTTGAATTTCATGGACCGGGGGCTATTTTGGTGGGGAATTCTACTTTCAAATTCATGGACCGGGGGCTATTTTGTTTTGGAATTGTATGAAGTACACTGTCCTCTATGAACGCATGAAGCGGTACAAAACGGAGGACTATCATAAATATTATAGGGTGAAAAGTCAGCTGTATAAGCGGGCCGTGAAAATGCTTCAGGCCAAGGGAGGGAAGAACCCCGTCAGGAAATTTTATGGGTACGCCAAGCCCCTTCCCATGGACACCATCATCAGAAAGGGGCTTGTGATTGCGAAACGGGATGGGAAGTGACGTGGTCACACCAACTCGGCCAGCCGCTCCATGACCCGCTTGGCCCAATGCATCTTCTGAACCTCGTCATCACCCAGGTACGACCAGAGACGGGGGGCGATATCATAGTACGAGAACTCCCCGCCATCAGTGATGTCAACATCACCCATTTCCATGTAAATTGCAGCCAGCTGCTCGGCGAGGTAGGGCCGCTCACCCACCATCTCGCGCAGCATCTTGGCGAATGACCGCGCCTTGCACCCACTGGTCTCGACCCACTCGATCCGGTCACACAGGTCCGTGCCCGGCTCGGGTGTGTACAGGATCTCCTCAAGTTCCTCAAGTGAAACGTGCTCTTCATCACCATCCTCGTACACCACAAAGTAACCGAACTCGTCGTGCTCGACTACTTCACCCTTGAACCAGCCAGCATCAAATTCCTTCATAACCACCGCGCCAACCCGGCTCGTGTCCTGGATGGGCTGGCGCCGTGCTTTCATAAAAAGCTCAATTATCACCAGGTCGTCCGCCGTGGCGGCACCCGCGTTCTTGCGGAGCAGAGCCTCGAAAACGCGCTCGTTGGTGGCCATTGTGTGTTTGTTTTGTTGTCTTTGTCCAAAGTGGTCAGAGGCCTTGCTTGGACGCGACACTTTTTTTCACAGAGCCGCGTAGATGGTGCCTAGTGCTGTAAGAGAGCCGTCGTCATTGAATAGGGAACTAGTGCCTAGGTTGGCGTCGGATAAGGCGCGGGTCTTCCATGTGTACCGCTCCACAAAGTCCCGAGACTCGAGGCCGGCACAAGCACCCTTCATGAAGGTTTCGACGAGCGAAACCTCATAGCCACCTGGGTACTTGCCCGCCCAATCGGCCACGGCGAACTCGGTCACCCATATGGGTTTCTGATACTTGGCGTAGATGGCATCAATTTGTTTCAAAAATGAATCGACGTTGGGTGGAGCATACCAGTGTACGCACACGAAATCCACCTGAGGGCCGCCCGCCATGAACTGCTCAAGCCAAGACCCTGGCTTGGACGGGTTCGCGGACGTCGCGGGGCTCCCGAGCCGGCGGCTTGGCGCCGTGAGCATAGTCCAGAGACTCTGTGCCTCGGAAGGTGAGAGGTTCGATTGGTCGCTCCGGTCCGGCTCGTTGAATCCCAGAAGTACGGGCGCGTTCACGCCCTTCCCTGGTGCGCTATGAGATCCCCAACACATTGGGGTGAATGGCAGGTCCTCGAGTCCGAGGACGGCAGTGGGTCCCCACGTGTAATACCAGTTTGGATTCAGGGAACGAATTTTAGTTACAATTTTGGGATCGGTCGATGATATCACAGCTCCCTTCTTCGTCATTTATATTTGCAACTAAAATTAGTCAACGTCCAACTCGGCAATCAGTTTTTGCTCATATTTCGCCAAGCTCCCAGCCACCTCTTGGATGATGGCCAACTTCTCGATCATCTCGAATCGCTCATCGCGGTTATCGGCGAGGCGCATGTCGCGCATCAACCGTCCCACGGCAGCCAGCAGTTGGCGGCCGTTCTGACTCATTGTCTGTTCTTGGACCTACCATATTGGGTAGCGACCGTGACCTCCGCACCCCACGATTTTTAGCCAACACCCCCCACGCCCGCAAGGTCCGCACATGAAGCAAACGATTAATTTCGTCTGAAATTTGCTTCAAAAGCGCAACTGCAATATCAGGCCGTCTATAGACGTGCCACCTCAGCTGAGTCAGACGAATCAGCACCCTATCCATATCTGTATTTCACACCAGAACTTTATGCTACTCCAGATATTTTCCAAATATACTCTCCGGATGGATCTTCATGTCATCATGAATGAACTTGCGGTCAGCCCCTATGAGCTTGACGATCTTAGGGGTATAGGGTGCTGGACCCTCCGTCAATTTCTTTATGGTCTTGTAAGAGTTCCACCCACTATTATACTGGTATATGTATGGTCCCTTGTCATCAACCTCCCATGAGAACAATTTATAACTTAAATTATCAACTTGTAAAACCTTCTGGTGGCAAATATATGCTATGAGATAGTCGGGCCAGTCGATGTTGGCCATTAACTTGTTCTTCATGGGTTTGCCGAACCGAGTCTCGAGCTCCTCGATGTAAGCTATCCCGTTGTTCCCATGCTTTCTACGGGCATAGTCATATTCTTCAAACCATTTCTTAATAGTTTCTGAATTGGGAACTGCAGCAATGCACCAATTCTCGACGACCGGGAAGTTTTTATCAACCGTGTGCCGAACTGAATAAAACATGAGACCTTCCGTCTGGTTCAACTGCTGACGTTCGCGAATCCAGTCGAGTGATTCAGTCAGTATGATGCTCGCGTCCAACCAGACCCCTCCGTGCTCTCTCAGCTTATTCAGACGCACCCAATCAGATTGATACTGAGGAAGCAAAGATCTCAGGTCCTCGGGCACGTCATTTATGTTAGCGATCCTAACATCCCAATCTGGGTTGAAACGTCTGAAATTGTTTATGCATTTATTGATGAACGGAGGGATGGTCTCCTCATTCCAATAAGTCCATATAATCTTGGGAATCTCTTTAGTAGTATCCGAGTATCCACTCTGTCTTCGGAATATTATAACTATTATGAGGACGCATATTAACAAAATCAACACGACTGTCTTGTCCATCTACTACTAGTCGAATATTTTATACGAACATTTGAGAGACTCGTCAGCCTCAACCGCCCGTCTCTCATTACCATACACCTTGATGACGTCAGGAAGTTCAGCCTCGGGTTGATCACAAAGCCACTTCATGGACTTGGCGGGTTCCCACCCCCCTGCAGTCGAGTGCTTGAATGGACCGTCATCAGACTTGATGACCTTAATTTTGTTCTTAATTTCTTCTGGAGTCATCTGCTTCTGCATAACAACCTGAGCCGACACATAGGGTGTGAGATATCCGGGATCTGGTATGTCTTGGATATCCACACCACTCTTCTTGACGTCTTCCAGATATTGATTAATGCCCTTATAGTTGCCCGTTTTCTCGTACTCGTCCCTCCACTTGATGACGAAGCTAGAGTTGGGGATGGCACCGAATAGCCAATTCTCGATGACTGGGTAGTCTTGAATTTTGGTTGAATTTTCCCTATAGTACCCTATGAACTCGTACCCTCCCCGAGCCGCCTCATCAACCATCCAGTCATGGGACCGCTTGACGGCGATGGTCGCATCCGACCAAACACCCCCATATTTTGAAATTAAATATAACCTGATCAAATCCACCTTGCGCTGGATAAAGTCCTTGGGACGGAATTTTTCAAAATCAATTTCAGGTAAAAATTCCTTCAGGTTCTTGGGGGTGACCAGATTGATGGTCCAGTCTGGACTGTACTTGCGCCAGTTGGCCAGTGATTTCTGAACAATTTCAGGGGGATTTTCATTGTCCCAAAACGTCCATAGCGTCTTGGGTATTGTGCCGTTCGCGAAGCCCTCACGTTGGCGAGTGGCGACCAACCAGAGAATCACCACAGTCAGAACTATGATGATCACCTTTGCGATCATACCTACTAATATACATCAAAATTTTCTCTGAACTTGGGTACTGCACAATTCGAGTACCGTCTCGACACCGTCGCCATGGTATCATTGACGTGGCTCCGGAGACCCTCTAGGGCTGTCATGAGTCCATCGACGCCCCCATGCTGGACGAAGTTTTGAAAGAGGTCCGTGAGAACAGCCGTCGCCATTTCGAGCACCTGACGGATGTCCGTCTTGCGCTGCCGAGCCTTCTCGCGCTGTTGAATTTTCTTCTTAAATTCATCCTCGTCAATATCTCCGATCATGAACTTGATGCGCAAGTCTCGGTTGTCTTGGAGATTTGTGGTGTAGCGCGGGATGAGTGCCCACTGACAGTGGGCGTAAGAGCGGTGAGCATTGGCCACGAAAGTGAAGAATGCCGACTGGCGTCCCACGAGTCGGGAGACGTGACCCCATTCAGGGAAGCCACCACACGGCACATCGCCCGGATTGCGCTGCAGGGTACCATTTGCTCGATGGTACTCGTAATAATGGGGGTTGTGGATCACACCCGTTTCCACCCGACCCGTCCGCCAGCTGAAAGCGGTGTGGCACTGCGTGCAGTACATCTGGTCACAACCGTTAATCTTGAAGATGAGCGCTGCACACTTGGGGCAGTGGCGCGAGTCGCGTGCCAGGAGCTCAGCCGTCGCCACATTGTCGGCGTTGCACGTGTGTGGGCCGTCCTTCTCAGGCCCCTTGCCTTCGTGACACGTGGGACACGTCCAGTTCTCACAGACGCCGCATTTCCAGGCGGTACTGAGGAAGCCTTTGCAGTCGGCGTAAGGGCACGCCCTTACAAACTGCCGCTTCTCCTGATCAAGAGCGCCGCCATGCAGCCGCCAGGTGAGTTGCTGCTGGTGCCACTCGAGGTGCTGGACGTCGATCATCAAACTGCTGACCACCTTGCGCTCCTCCTGACCTAATTTGTGTCTGAGAATACTAGCCTCGAACTCACTCGACAGACCGTGCTCTACCGCAAGCACGCCCAATTGCTTGTGACCAATTTGGCCCCATTTTTCGTTTGCACGCTCCACCGCCTTTTTCACCTCCGTTATCCGAGCACCGATCTTGCGGATAGCCTTCTCCGTCTCCACATAGGGCTGAGTGGCAGGCATCATACTCTTCTCCCGCTCGAGGAGAAGAGCCTCGCGCCGCGTCTTGTAGGTGCGTGAAACAAATTTTTGAGTAAAATTATTAACCAAAATTTCTCGAGACCACGCCTTGCGGCACGCCATGCAGTGGGCATCCTCCGTAGTCTCGAGAAGGTACCGTTCGGAACATCCCGAACACGCCTCGAATGGGCAATATGGGCACCTAACAAGTGCCCTTGAGGATTTATTGAACGAGTCGCAACACACTGAGCAACTCATTTCTTATCTTCTACAAGGGTTTTGGTTTTATCTTGGCGCATATGGGGAGGGACGTAGGTGGGTGGTGGTGACGGCGCACGTTTTTTCACCTTGATTCCATGTTTTGAAATTACAACTGGAATTTCAATCTCAATTGGGTCATCATCAGTCATGTCAGCCCAGCGTGGCTTATTCATTATTAGTATTAGGCATCTTCTTTTTAACAACCTTGATAACCTTCTTCGTCTTGATCTTGGGTGTGGGCTTGTTGGCGCTGGGGAACTTGGCGAAGATGAGGTCAAGTACCTTCTGCCGCTCTTCTGCGGTGGCGGCCATCTTGGAGTGCCAAGCCAGCGCCTTGGTGATCCTCTCCTCTGGGTAGCCTGCAGCCCGCCACGCCTTCTCGAGCTCTGAAACGGGCGGCATCTTGGGTCCATCCTTTGTACGGGAGTATTTGGCAAACAACGTGAGGATGGGTTCTTGGTCGAGGTTAAGAGGTGGTTTTGGCTCCGGTCGCTCCTTGGGTGGGTGAGCCGCCAGCCAGTCCTCGCATCGCTTTATGTATGGCTCTGGGTCAGTCATATGAGCCGCCACGAACTTGTAGTCGGCCGGAGGCGTCCATCCCCGTGGTGTCCGGCATAGAGCGGTGTTATCGTTGCGCATCTTATCCAGAATCTCACCGACCCGACTCGGGTGACCAGAGGGGATGACGGCGGTTGTACTGCTCGGAGCCCAATACGAGGCGAGGCCACCCCCGGGGAGGCTGGTGCTGACGAACGCCAGAGGCTGACCACCACGCTTGCGGAGAGTGGGACGCTTGTACATCTTTGTTTGTGTCTGATCTTAACCTACAAGAATGCGGGACTGGCCTGGACACGACATAAATTTTCGCCGCCTACAGTAGAATGGTTCTTGCCGAAATCATAAAGATAATTCATTATCTAATTTTTCTATTTGTGGTTTTGACCCCATTTTTTGGGAACGAATATATGATGACTATGCACCTCCTCATAATCCCCTTCATAATGCTTCATTGGGCTACTAATCAATCTGTGTGCGCACTGACCGAGATGGAGAAGCTCATCACGGGCAAGACGTGTGACGAAGAGACGTTTTTTGGCAAGGTCATAGGGGCAGTGTACAAGTTCAAGACGCAGAAGGAGGAGAACCTGTTCGTTTGGACGGCGATGACTACGGTGTGGTTTATAACTTTCATCAGATTACAAAAGACAGACTTTGCTTATTTGCGCGCCGACATTGCTGCTATCCGCAAGATGGCCCGCCTCTAGTCCTCCTCCTCGTACTCCTCCTCCTCGATGACCAGCTCAGCGTCCGACTCGGCATCAGACCCCGAGGCGTCGCCCGCCTCCTCGAGCATCGCAGCCAGGCGCTCAGCCACCGTCAGAGTCTTGACCGGTCCCGTGTGGGGCGCCGCCACCTCGAAGTCCTGCTCGGCCGCCTCGAGGGCGTTGCCATGCGAGGCGCAGAGGTCGCAGGCCTCGCTGCTCTCGTCCAGAGGGTGGGTATGCACCGGCTGGTCCGGCTTCTTGGCCTTGGGCGCCTTGGCCTTGGGCTCCTTGGCCTTGGGCTCCTTGGGCTCGCTCTCACCCAGCGACTGCTTCAGGTGGCGCTTGCAGAACACCTCACCCTTGAGGGCGCTGAACTTGCAGGGCTCCTTCTTGCTCGTCTGAGCGGTGCAGCACTGCTTGTCCTTGGACGCCTTGGGCTCCTTGGCCACCTTGTCGGCCGGCGGGGCGGCGCCCTCCCCAACCTCGACCGACTTGACCTTCTTGGTGTATTTGCGAGGCACCTTGATAGCCTTCTCGGCAGTCTCCAGGTACTTTGCCTGGAGCTCCTCGAAGGGCAGGTTGTAGTCAGCAGACACGCGCAGCAGGAACTGGCGGTCGCGCTCCTCAGTCAGGGCAAGGATGGCAGCAGTGAAGTTGGCCATTGTGTTTTAGGTTGCTTTCTCTGTTGTGCAGCTGTTTAAGTGGCCTGCTCAACACACGAGTTTTCGTGTGCTGAGGAGGTTTGTGTGTTTGGTTGGTTTTTGGGTGGCTTGTGGGCCGACTGGCTCGCTCAACACTCTTTTTTTGGAGTGTTGGGTGAGTCTGTTTGTTTTGTTGATTCTATCTTGGGTGGCCCTCTTTCTCCCCTGCACATGACACGTTTTTTTCAAACGAAGTTGGTCTCCCGGACCCAAGCATTGCACACGTATTTCGTACCGGATGAAATGGGGAGGCCTGCATGAAGGGCCTTTGGATGACATTTTGCCTCGTCAGACCCCATTGGACGGAAGAAAATTGCTGAACCAGGGGGGGCCTTCAGTTTGAGGTCGTCGTGGTCGGGGAAGTGGGTCTCACCGTCCGTGAAATCATCGTTCAAATAAACAAGCAGAGTTGCGACCCGCTGACCTCCTCTGGTCTCAAAATCGGCACAACCCTGTGAATCATCACAACACGAGTCGTGATGGGCACGATAAAAGGTGCCGGGCTTGTACCGGACAACCTGGAGATCCTCGCAGCAGTTCATGGGTTTTCCCGATAATTGAGATGCTTTTTCGAAAATCTTTCGGGCAACCGGGTCATCCTTCTTGATCCATGCCGTTTCACTCGTGCGGGAAGGGTCGGTACCATCTTTCCCTACAACAGTACTTGGAGTGAATAGCTCGTCGGCTTTTTGCATTATGTAAGAGCATTCGTCCCGTGTGAGCACAGAGTCGATGACTGTGGGCGGGTCCCACGCGCTCGTGCTGGACGTAAAGCCCCTACCATTTGAACCCCTAAAACATGTTAGGGCCCATATAAGAACCGAAAGTGCCGCTACCAATGCGAAATATATCCACATTCTATTAATTTACTTGATTTTTTTTAGAGCTCTATTGACGGCCACTGCGTCTCTACGCGCCGCCCGTTTATTCTCAAGTGAAACGTTGACGAGGAGAGGACCAACTGCCTTCGCCGCCGGTCCCAGGTTTGCATAGTACCGCCGCTTCGAGCGGACGATCTTGACCAGCTCCTTGACACGCTCGACGTTCTTCGCACCCTTATTCTTCACAATACCAGTCAAGGGATTTCGTTTGGAAATTAGGCCCTTGTAAACGAACGAGCCCGAGAGGAGGGCCAGTGAGTCCTTCAGCTGATACCTCAATTTTTGGATTGGAATTCCAGTCTTGTATGAGAAGGGCAAGTGGAGCATCGAACGCGAGGACCCGGGGTAAACGGCAAGAGCCGTGTCCACAAGATCTATAACCTCACGATTTCCAGTGATAATCTGATAGGTCATAACCTGGTACACGCGCCGACCGGTACCAGGGACCTGCAGCCGTGGGTCGTCGTACTTTGACCGTTTGAATCTGTTGACGCGGAGGGCCGCGCCTATACCCTGATACTGACGGTTCAGATACCGCACAAATCCCGTAAGGTGCTCGTACATGATTTTGCGCATGGTATAAACATACGACGACACAGCCTCCTCTGAGGGGAGCTTGTGAGGAATTGCGAACGTGAAATCAAAATCGGAGGTTCTCCGAATTTTAGGAGGAAGATCTTTGCCGAGCTGCGAGAGGTACAGCCGGACGCCCATTCCGCCGGTACAGAATATGGTCAGCCCGCCACCATAAGGGCGCACCAAACGCTTCGTGCCCTTGCAATAGTCCATGAATATGCGAGGAAGGGCCCCCTTGAACGAGGACTGTGAGATGACGGGCGCAGCCCCGTGAAGGCGCTCTATCTTCTGGTACGCGTTCGTAAGCATAATTTCATTGTGAAATGTCCCCCCGTGGAAGATTGACTTTTTCTTGGGGGCGTAGTACCCGTCGTAGCCCTCCTTGGTGAAGAATTCCTTGTTGAGTTTGCCGAACACGAGCTTATTGAGCTTCTTGTAGCTCAGCCGCTGGCCCTCACGCTTGTTGGACTCTTTGGGGAGCTTGCCCGCCTCAGGGCCCATGAGGATACGGGCCGCCTGAACCTGCTCACCGACCGTTATCCCAGTGCCCATAACGACACGCAGGAGACCCTTCGTTTCTTTGGAAAGGGGGTACCCGCTGCTCAAAAGTTGAGTGACGTTGCGATGAGTCAGGTCGAAGAGACGGAGGGTCTTTTTCACTTTAAATTTGCACATGTTCCCATAGTCTCTGGCCGTCGGTGCGTTCTCCGTCAGGTAGAATGTGGAGGTGTCTTTCAGCAGGACCTGGCACGGTATGCCCTCTAGACCCTTATAAAGGATCTTCCCTGGGGGGAAGACCGTCTCTGTAAAGACCATTCTATTATGACCCTACAAAATTAAATGCAGATATAAATTAATGGCCAACCGCTACGTCGGCATCCTCATGAACTCGCGCACCCAGGCGCACGCGTTCCACCTCACCACGTCGTCCTTCGCCGAGCACAAGGCTCTGCAGGCTTACTACGAGGGAATCGTCCCCCTCTTGGACGCATGGGCCGAGGCGTACATGGGAAAGTACGGCCGCCTCCGCCGCGTCGGTTTGAATAAGCGCTTTATTCAGGATCCGAGCAAGGCTCGCCCATATTTTAAAAGTCTTTTAGCTCGCGTTCGCGCCATTAAGCTGCCGAAAGGGGACACGTACCTGAAAAATATTCAGGATGAAATAACCGCCCTGATCCGCTCCACCCTGTACATGCTTTCACTCAAGTAGGTTCGGGAAGAAAAATGAAGCTGCACCTGCAATGAAAATAGTAGCCATAATAGTTCTTGCCACGTTGAGAGCCGCGACAATATACATGACTTCGTCATCTGACAAAGGGCCGTCCGAGGCCAGGAGTGGCGGCTCAATTTTATCATTAAATTGACTGAGGGTTCGGGCACTTGGGTCCGTGGAATCAGACCACTTCGGGAGCCACTTATAGGGCGACAGGTGGTCCAGGTTCTTTCCAAAATGCTCGTGAAAAATCTTGCGATAGTCTTCCCCGGTAGCCTTGAGTGCATCGACCCAAGAGTACCCGACCGCATCGCTCATGCCGTTCTTCTGGCGCCACGCAACGTCTCGAGGCAGGAGGTGGCCGAGGGCCTCGCGCAGTAGATGCTTCTCGAAACCCGCCTTGGGCATCTTGAGCTCGGGGTCGAAGCCGTCCATGACATAGTCGATGACGTCACGGTCAAAGAATGGGACGCGAAGCTCGAGTCCATGTGCGGCCGTCGTGCGATCGGCACGAAGGACGTCAAAGAGATGCACGTCGCGCACCAGACGCATCGTCTCGGCCGCAAACGCGTCTGGATGTGGCGCATTGTGGAAGTACAGGTAGCCGCCAAAGAGTTCGTCGGCGCCCTCACCGCTCAGAACCACCCGTATATCGGTGTTGTCCTTGATGTACTTGCTCAGGATGAACATTGGCACGGAGGCTCGAACCGTCGTCGTGTCGAACGTCTCCAGGTGCCAAATGACATCGCGGAGCGCCTTCAGTCCCTCCTCGACCGTGAAGATGACCTCGGTGTGATCAGACTTGAGGTGCTCGGCCATTTTCCGCGCCGCCAGCAGGTCCGGGGAGTCCGCGAGCCCGACGGCAAAGGTTTTGATCGTACCGCCAAGGCACTTCTTGCCCAGCGCCGCAATGATCGACGAGTCGAGACCTCCGCTCAGGAAGAAACCAACCGGACGCCGTGTGTTGTGCACGCGCTTATCCACCGCCTTGAACATCAGGTCACGAATCTGCTCTCGGACATACGCCACGTCATTGTCCTGTCGTGGGCCGTCCCAGTAGTTTGGAGCCCAGCATACCAGAGCATCCAGCTTGGAGTCATAGAGGTGGCCCGGCGGGAAAATTTCAATTTGAGACCCAAATTGGGTGAGAGCCTTGGCCTCGGATGCAAACGCAACGGTCCCGTTTGTGCGCGTCCAGAACAGCGGGCGGACGCCTACACGATCACGGGCGGCCCATACGTGCTCACCATCACTGATGACCAACGCAAAGTCTCCGCTGATCATCTCACAGGTGCGGAACAGGCCATGCTCGGCAACGAGGCGCGGCACAACCTCACAGTCCGACTCTCCAGGGAACCCCCCAAGTTCAATATAGTTGTAAATTTCAGCATTTGCAATCATACTAAGGTCTCCAAACTGTATGGGCTGACCAGGACCCGGTGCGCCATTGATCGCCAGACGGTGGAACTCGAAGTACGTCTTGCCAATGCGCTTGGCGTTGAAATCGTCTGGACCTCGGTGGCTGAGTGTATTTACTTTTGGAATTTTGTTCGTAGAATCGGTCCCATGGATCGCGAAGATTCCGCACATTGAAGATTAAAGGTGTGACCCTTTTAAATCAAAATGGACTTTCGACCATTTGACGCCGTGGGGATCCAGAAGAGACGCTTTGGGCGCGACGAGGACGGTGGGTACGTCATCCTCGACAGCGCGTTTGGGGCCAAGCACCTTTTGGGATACGGAGTGGATAAGGATGTTTCGTTTGAAAATGAGCTGACCAAGGCGTGGGATATCAAGGCCCACATATTTGACCACACCATTAGCGAGGTCCCGTTGACGAGCTCAGATGTCGAATATGTCAAAGAGGGGATAGGGGCCAGGGACGAGCCACCCCTCCATACCCTCGCCACCCACGTTAGTCGGTACGTCCCGGAGGGTTCTGATTTTGTTCTGAAAATGGACGTCGAGGGGGCCGAGTGGGACGTCCTCAAGACCGCCGATCTGTCCCGTGTCACTCAACTCATCGTGGAGTTTCACGACCTTCAAGATGACCATTCAGATGTTATTCGAAAAATTAATGAAATGTTTTACTTGGTGCATATTCACGGCAATAACTGCCACAACCAGCCCATCATATACATTGACAGGTGGCACGCCTTGCCGCGCTATCTCGAGTGCACGTACGTTCGCAAGGACCTCGTGACGGCCGTGCCGAGCACCCAAAGGTTTCCCGGGCCCCTCGACCGCAAGTGCCGCAAGGATGTCGATGAGCTCATCCTCAACTTCTGGGAACCCTGTGACCGCCCGTTCTCTTTCGTGGTGGAAGAGGGTACGGACGTTTCCATTCTCAAGCGGATCATGACCAAGGAGGATGAAATTGTATCCAAATTTGAAGATGCCAAGTGGCCTCGCAAGTTCGTCATCCTACGTGATGACATATTCCCATATGAAATCGTAATGAGCCTCAAGGATGCACCTGACGGTAACATCACTTTCAGGGAAGTTTATAACAACGCACTAAACCTGAGATCCACTCGAGTGTTTTTTCCAAATGATAAAAATATGAATGTCGAGCTTAAAATTTTCAGACACATTTAATTTATGAAGGTTATTGTGAGTCTCACCACAATACCCACACGGTTCGACAAGCTCGAGGCGGCCCTCCCATGTTTATTGGATCAGGCCTGTCATGAAGTATGGCTGAATATTCCTCCAAAATATAACAGGTTCCCAGATTGGGATGGTCAGGTTCCGGATTTTTCTAAATTTGGACCAAAATTAGTGGTCAATAGGGACTGTGAAGACCTCGGTCCGGGCACCAAGTTCTTGGGACCAGCCCCACACCTGGCAGAGGATGACCTCATCGTGTATGTGGATGACGATACGAATTATGATACAAAATTAGTCATGAACCTACTCAAGTGGTGGAAGACCGACCAAGCGAGTGCATGGGGTCTGAGCGGTTTCAATTTTGAAACATATTTCCAAAAGTTCTTTCCTCGCCAACATGGTGTGCCACTCGACGTGCTCGAGGGGTATGGGTCAGTCCTCGTCAAGGCGGGTTGGATTCAGAAGGTCGCTCCCGAGTTCAAAGAATTGCTCGAAGTGACGTGGCATGACGATATGATTTTGTGTAATTTGTTTGAAAAATACGGAATCAATCGCAAGACAGTTTTCGTCCAGGAATGCAACCTTGGTAACGCTCTCCGCCAATTCCAATATGGTTTCGAGTCCGATGCGCTTCACAACGTGGCAGGCGAGGGCGGGCACCTGACTAACAACCTGAAAATTCTCAAAAGCTTCGAAGATAAGGGCAAGTTGTATTATAAGTACAAATGCTCGTAGATACGTTCATGTTCTACAATGAATTTGATATTTTAGAACTCCGTCTCGAGGTTCTCGACAGGCACGTTGACCGTTTCGTGCTTGTCGAAGCCGAGGTGAATCACGTGGGCGGCCCCAAGCCCCTCTATTTTCAGGAGAATAAAGACCGCTACGCCAAGTGGCTGCACAAGATCGAGCACATCATCATCAGGGCCGACGAGGCGCCCAAGGATGAGAGCCCATGGGCCCGCGAGAAGTTTCAGCGCGAGTGCGTGCTTCGCGGGCTCGACGGGGTCCCCGACTCGGCGATCGTTATGATCAGTGACGTTGATGAGATTCCAGACACGAGTAAGATCCATTTCGAGCACCTACCCCAAGTCGTTTGCTCGACGCACATGTGGATGTTCGAATACTCACTCGACTATCTCTTCACGGGCGAGCCGTGGTTTGGCACCGTCATCACGAATTGTGAGATCTTCAAGCGTGTAGGACCGAATTATCTTCGTGATAACCGCTGGAAGTTCCCGTATTTCAAGGAGGCGGGGTGGCACCTCAGTAGTTTCGGCAAGGCGGGCCACATCAGAAACAAGATGGCGACCTATGCGCATGCCAAGGACAAGACGCATCGCATCGAAGACGAGCAAACGTATGATTATTGGATAGAAAAGGGGATTCACATCGACGGCACGACACCCCTCATACCACGTCCAGCGGAGGTGCCTCTACCCGCACCTGTCGAAGTTCTTCATAGACTATCTCTTGGGAAATTCCCATGAACGCCGCCTTGGCCTTGAGCAACTTGCGTATGTCCTCCACATGTAAAAATTTAAAAAACCGACGCTTTTCCTTCATGTTTCGAAAGGGTCCGGTCTCTTTGTCAATCAACCCCTGACACACAGGCCACGTCACCTCTCGCAACTCTTGGAGACCGGCCTCCAGGTCGTCGAGACGCTGGAACACGTGCTTCCAGTTGGCATCCATTCTTATGTTAAAAATGTCCAAGCTGTTTATTTGGTTCCGCAGTTGTAGTTGATGCACACTGCAGCAGCGACGGCGAACAGCAGGCCCAGCCATTGGATCCAGTGGGTGAATTTCTCTCCAAAAAAGAGCCAGGCTGTTATCGCCCCACCAATAACAATCATCGCTTCCCACATGATGCACGTCCACATCATGCTCGATGATGCCAGGGTCTTTATCAAGAAGAAGAGCACTGCCATCCATGCGAGGACACCAAACATGAGGTTGTGGTGCTTGCCCTCATCGGCGAACCACTTGAGATGGGCGTTCCCCAAAAGCTCAGCGGCCGTCATGGCCAGCACATACATGAAGGACATTCCTATTAATTAATTTCGAAATAAAATTCAGATGGAGTCTTGGATTCCGTGGATCGCCTCTTGGTACCCAGTGCCCCCCCTGAGCCGACGTACCCGCGAAGTCATCATCACACTTTTGTATAATCAGCCACTCGAGTTTCGGATAGCCTTTTTAAACTACCAAATAAGGAAGATGTACTCTGAAATACCATGAAGGCTGCCTTAATAACAGGAGTCACCGGACAGGACGGAAGCTACCTGGCTGAATTCCTCCTCAAAAAGGACTATTCGGTTTATGGTCTTGCCCGGTACTGCTCTGAGCGAAAGCATGAGCGGATCGAGCATCTCAAAAGCCACCCAGAGTTCCACCTCATCGAGGGGGACCTGACTGACACCGCCAGGGTAAATTCAATCATAAATTCCTTTGAGCAATATGATGCTGTAGAGGTTTATAACCTAGGTGCCCAGTCCCACGTCAAACTGTCTTTTGACCAGCCAGAGTACACGGCGAACGTGGATGCCCTGGGTACCCTTCGTATTCTGGAGTCAATCCGTCAATGCAATTTTAGTTCGAAATTCAAATTCTACCAAGCTGGGACGAGTGAAATGTTTGGCAAAATTCAGGAACCGATCCAGAATGAGAATACCCCATTTTACCCACGGAGCCCATATGGCGTCTCCAAGCTCTTTGGTTTCTGGATTACGAAAAACTACCGCGAGTCCTATGGGTTGTACGCCTGTACCGGCATTCTGTTCAATCATGAGTCGGAGCGGCGCGGTGCCGAGTTCGTGACGCGCAAGATTACACTGGGACTGGCGGAGTGGCTCAAGACGCGCAAGCCCATCGAGCTCGGGAACCTGGACGCGAAACGCGACTGGGGACACGCCGAGGATTACGTCGAGGCGATGTGGCTCATGCTCCAACAGAACGCTCCTGATGATTTCGTCATCGCAACTGGAGAGACGCACAGCATCCGCGAGTTTGTTGTGCTCGCCTGCGCCGAGCTCGGGCTCACGACGCGCTGGTCGGGTGACGGGCCAGATGAAGTTTGCACGGACGCCGCGTCAGGTGAGGTTATCATTCGCGTCAATCCAGAGTTTTACCGCCCGGCCGAAGTGGATGTACTGATCGGTGACGCACGCAAGGCCCAAGACGTGTTGGGATGGCGTCGCCAAATTAGCTTTAGGGACCTAGTTAAACGTATGGTCCAAAATGATTGTAAATGATGCCCTGGATAGTTATACCGACGACAAAAGAAAATCATGAAGTTTTCGACCATTTATGGTCCACCATGCCGGAGATGGCGCGGAAAAAGAGTATAATCGTGTATCAAAACGAACCCATCGAGAAGTTCATAGTCGAGATGTCAGGGACCATCAAGTATTTTATAAAAGAAAATTTGTTCGAGTATGGAGCATGGGTCGCCGTAAAGAAGATCTTAACCGAAACTGTTCTCTCATTAAACGGGTCAGATTGGTTCCTCATGCTTCACGACTCGTGTGCATTCGAGCCCGACACGTGGGAAAATATAAACGAACTTATTAAGATTATTAATTATACAAAAATAGAGTTCTATTCACTTGCGTATAACGGGTTCCATAACATATGTCTAGTGCGAAAGCACGGGATATTCAAAGTGGCCGACCACCTTGAAGGCAAACAGACGATGACGAAGGCCGAGGCGTGCGACTTGGAGGGTCCTCGCCTCTTTGATGTGTTGGATCCAAAAGTGCCTCGCGGGGAGTATGGTGCAGGGACGGAGGAGTGTGGGCGTATCAGATTCTCCACGGGTGAGAAGGTCATCGTAAGATTGAAGGCAATCAACTTGCTCAAGTTTTATAAAGCCATAGAACGTCCATAAGTCAATGGCAAGGACATGGCTCTTCATAGGTCCCAGGCTCCTGGCGGGCATCGGCCAAGTGACGAACCGATACGCTGAACTCTTGCGCGAGTCGGGTCATGAAGCCGAGTACGTCGAGTTTGGCCAGCAGCCAAAGCGCGCCAAGTACGATCGCGGATTCGCGTTCGTTTTACCGACCGAGGACCATATCAAAATGACGGACGCGTACGCCAGTCTATGCACCAAAGTCATATATATGACCATATGTGAGACGGAGCCCGTCAATCCCGTATATGGTCTCCTGGCCAAGTACGGGACACTCTACGTGGCGTCTGATTTTTGCAAGGATGTATTTTCAAAGCAATTTCAAAATGTAAAATGGGAGGTCCTCCGTCTGTTCGCCTCTGCGCCACCCTCCTCGATTCCCAAACAAATTCAGGGACCGTACATCTTCTACACCATCGGAAATATCATGGACCCTCGTAAAAATATCAAGGGTCTCATCGACGCCTATTTGCGTTGTGAATTCAGGGATGCGGCCCACCTCGTGCTCAAGGCCACGTGTATTCAGGAGGTGAATTGGCGCGTTCCGGGTGTGACGGTCATTAACGGTCTGTTATCGAACGAGGACCTGGAAAAGGTCCATGAGGGGTGCCACTGCTATGTCAATTGCTCCCATTCCGAGGGGGTCGGTATGGGGGCCGTCGAGGCTGCTCTGCGGTCCAAACCCGTCGTTATAACCGATTACGGGGGACTCAAGGAGTATGTGCAGACGCCGTGGGTCGTCAAATGCACAAAGGGCCCTATTGGGTTTAATGATTTTCTATTCACGGCCGAACAGGAATGGGGTCATCCATCCGGAGCAGATCTCCAGAGGTGTCTGTGGGACTGCTTTGAGAAGAAGGTGACCTCATGGGACCATTCACATACGCGCGAGCTTATGCTTGGCGTGCAGCAGAACCCGTGTTGGGAACATTAGCGCGGATGTTGTTCGTCGAAGCCTTGCCCAGGGCCGCGGCAATGTTCGCGGCGTGGCGAAGGGCACGAGAAACGCTCGCCGCCTCCGCAGCCTTGGCCGCCTTGTTCGCAGCGTTGGCCACGCCTGGCAGGTTGCCTGCCGATGCCGCAATGTTGCGGTACCGACGAGCAGCCTCCTGATACTTGGTGACGGCGTTATTCACGTTGACGGCCGCAGGTGCGTTACCAGTCGCCATGGCACCCTGAACCACGTTCTGGTTCGCTGCAGCGTTGGTCAGAGACGTGTTGGCCGCGGTCAGCTGGGCACCAAGGTTACCCACCTTGGATGCGTTGGGGGGTGGCTGAGCATTCATTTATAATTTAAAAATATTAAAATTCTTTTGATGGGGATGAAGGGCTTGCACCCGCCGCCTGTGTCTCGACCCAGTAATGGGCGCCATAGACGACGAGTGCAATGACTATGGAGCTCGACAGGAGGAAGCTCTTGGTGGAGTTCAAGTAAAGAACGGTGTCGTCCAGGACCTTGATACCTGTGGGCTTCTTTATCACGCGCGGGACGAGCCAGACGAGCAGAAAGTTTATGACTAGGGCGGCCCAGACGTAATTCCAGTTCATCTCCATTACACTCTATTCAGATTTTTTCCACCGAGTGCTTCTTGCAGAACTCCCCGCAGGTCGCCTTGAACCCACATCGCCGGCCCTCCAGGGTCAGTGCCTTGCAGCGGAACGCGTCGTGCAGGACCGGCTTGGCCTTTTTGGTACCCTTATTGACCGCGACCGTCTCGGCGGGCTTGGGCGCCTCTTTGGTCACCTGGGTCTTGTGGCGGGCCGCTTCGAGCTCGAGGGCGTGTTCGCGCGAGCGGAGGAGGGTGTCGGCCAGCTTTTCAGGCATGGGGTGCTTGCGAGCGACGGCGTCAGCGTAGAACTTTTGCCAGAGGGGGCCACCCTTCCCCTTGGGGGGTTCAAAGAGGCGCTTTGCTGCGGAGGCTTGGGGCGCTGAGGAGGCGCGCGCTCTGGCCTCGGCTGGCTCGAGGAGGGGCGCGCGCCACTGGCTGTAGGTGGGGCGGAGCTTGTTGAGATCCATGGTTTGTTTTGGTTTAGATTCAAGACCTACCTTAAGACCCTGGGTCTCGCACGACACTTTTTTTCGCCACACCTAGTAGGACCATGAGTAACAATGGGTGTGGCCAATTAGGCGCCATCCAGACGCGTGGTACATGTTGGTTCTATTCGATCCTCAACGGGTTTATCCTCTCTGAGGACGGTCAGAAAATACTGTACAACAAATTGAAACAATATTATAAGAAACTCAAACCCGCAGAGAAGGCATATTTTGATGACGAATTCAACGCCCCATGCCCGTTGAAGAACCTGTCCAAGACGAAGGAGATTTATTTCTGGAAATTCATCGACCAGTACCTGTGCTTCATGAGCGGTCCTCGGGAAGCTTCACTCAAGGCGGGAAAGTCGGCGTCGCTCCTAGGTGGTATGAGCCTTCAGGGGACGCTTGCCAAACAGAACCAGGGTGGAAAGGGTGCTTATCCACAAGTTGAAATTGGGAAGATTCTGGATCATGTTGGGTTCAAGGGCGATTACTACTTCAAGTACGCCAACGACCCTCCCAAGTTCCACGCGAACCGCAAGCCTCAGTTTGTGGTGGTCACGCACAACAAGTACTATCCGAAATCTTACATGAATGCAATTCCCTCGGGCCTCTTGACCGATCCCAGATACGATATAATGTGTGCGTCTCTCGTCATCGCTAATACCAAAGCGAATAACAGCGAGACGCACAAATGGCACGGCGTGGGCGGATTCAAGTGCAACGGCAAGGGCTACATTTACGATTCAAATCAGCGCAAGGTTTTCAAGTGCAACTGGTGGAACCGCGCCGACTTCGTGAAGGTCGTCAATGAGGAGGTCGCAGAGGCCTATTCATTTTTCAAGGGTGGTCAGATTAACGTTCACGAGTACGCATTCGCCATCTTCGCCCGCAAGGAATTCACGAATGATATTGGGGTCTCATGCCTCATGAAGTACAAGACCGAGACGCCCCAGGGGTACGGCCTCAATTTCACGGATCCCAACCTTGGTAACAGACTTAATAGCAAGATGTATAACTACCTCAAACCGGCCCAACGCGCCGCCCTCAAGCGCAAATGGGCCCGTACAGAGCACAAGGCGCCCGTTTACATCAACCAGGCCACTTTCAATTCTATATTGGCCGGGGCAAAGAATCGCGCCAATGGCTATCAACAAGTGAACAACCTGGAAAGCGCTGGATACAAATTCAAGTATGAAAATTGGGATAATTTTTCAAATAAATTGAGGGCTAAATTTCCACTCAAGAAGGCGTCGCCCGTGAAGAACACCACCTTCGGAAACATCAAGGCGCGGCTAAACCAGTTCACAAAAAGCACCGCGACCGCGCGCAAACAACAGTACGCTCTCGTCTGGAAAGGCCTTCCTATGCACCAACGCAAGGTCCTGATGCACTGGCGCAACAAGGGCGAGTGGCTCGCGAATAACGCGTTCGAGAACAAGCCCAAGCCGCCGATCAAACGCAAGTCGGTCGCGAAGCCCAAGCCGAGTCCTTCACCCCGGACCAAGCGGGCCACCAAGGTCATGACCAACTTCGAAACATATTGGAAGTCTATGCAGCCCGAAAATCGCAAGATGATCCGCAATTACGTCGCGGCCTACAAGAGCCCCGTTACCAATGCAAACGCAATCAAGAAGCAGATTTTTGGAACCCCTAGCCCGAATGCGAAAAAGTCGAGCTTAAATAAGCTCGCTCCATTCTTCGAGCCAGCGAAGAAGACGTACACCCTGACCAACGCCAAGCGCAATGTGAACGCGCTCAAGACCGCCAAGGCTCGCAAGGAGTTTTGGAAGACGGGCACCACCGGCAAGGGGCTGAACATCAACAACTTATTGGAACTATCCAAATACATAAATGCCAAGAACCAAGCAGCCCGGAACGCCCGGGCCGCCAAGAAATCTGTTGCTAAAAAGTAAGATGTCTCCTCCACGCCGCTCTAAAAGCGGTCTGAACTTCAGTACGTGGATGCGCTCCAACGCAGGCAGGGCCGTGCGTCATTACAAGAAACGAACCAGCCCCTCTTCTGGAAACCATAAGGCGCCCGCCACGTCCGCATCACTGATGCGTCTTCGCGAACGCGCCATGCGGACCGTCGCCACCCTCCAGAACTACAACGCCGCCGTTTTACAGCGCAACACGGCCCGCATCAAGAAGATGCTCAAAGAGATTGCAAACTACGAGGCTCGCCGGCGGCACAAGCTAGTGCGCCAGCCTAGCGGTTCGTACTCACTCGCTCGTCGTAATTAAAAATGAGACTCAATTATAAACTAAAATGCAGATCTTCGTGAAGACCCTTACCGGCAAGACGATCACACTCGAGGTTGAAGCTAATGACTCAATCGCCAATGTGAAGGCTAAAATTTCAGACAAGGAGGGCATTCCGCCAGACCAGCAGCGCCTGATTTTTGCAGGGAAGCAGCTTGAGGACGACCGAACCATGGCCGATTACAATATCCAAAAAGAATCCACCCTCCATCTCGTGCTTCGTCTTCGCGGTGGAAATTTCTAAACCAATATTAAATGGCCGATGCAATAACTTCGGGCCTGAAAACTTATGGTGAAATTCGAACAAGAATTGGCGTCATCGTGGCCGTGATCGTCGCCATCTGTATGTGCATTTTCGGATGGATGATCATAGTCAGCAAAGACAAGCACACCGCCATCACGTCAAGTGTGCTGTCCGACGTTTCGTGCTCGGCGAATACCTGCACAGCCACCGCTCTTTATAGCCTAGCTGGCTCTCCCGCACCATCCCCGGCTCCATATAGATTCCAGGCCACCTGGCCAAAAGGAGCCACAAACGGCCAAAACGTCGTACTGTACTATGATCCCGCCAACCCCACTGACGCGAGTCTGGGCCCCACTCCCAAGGCCGTGGGATGGGGGCTCGTCGCGTGTGCCACAATTATAATTATTCTTTCAATTTTGTTTATGAATTTCTTTTCGGGACTGTCCAACCAGGGCAAGGCGGTGGTTGGCGGGTTTGAAGCGGCAAGTGACGTGTCGTCATTTTTTAGTAAAAATTAATGTTTCATAATATCAAATGGCTTTTCGTATTCAGGATCCAACGACGGGCCTTTTTTGGAAACTTAATGGCAAAAATGTCTTGCTCGCGGAGGTGGGTGACGAGTTCACGGAGGATGACACCGGCATCGTTGGTGTTGTCACTCTGAGTTCGCGTGTGTACTCCCTTCCACGTGATACCGAGTGGCGCTTCACACAGGAGGGCTACATCACATGTGATGACTACCACTACATCGTGGCTGATGCCCGTCAGATGCGCCCGCTGCGCTCCCTTCAGAATCAGGTGTGGGTGAAGGTGGGTGGTGCCGCGCCGGTCGCCGCGCCTGCACCTATCGAGGTCCCAGAGCCCGTGGTCGTGCCAGAGCCGGTTGCCGAGCCCGAGCCGGTTGCCGAGCCCGAGCCGGTTGCCGAGCCCGAGCCAGAGTCTGACGAGGACGTGCCAGTTACCCGCAGCGCCGCACTCATCGAGGAGGCTCTGAATGCCCAGGCGGCTGCGGCACAGGGTGATAAAGATAATGAGTAAAATATGTAGTAATGGACCGCGTGAAGCACGTCATCAAGTGTTTCAACGCAGCCAATACGTGGCAGTCCAAGCTTTCAGATGAGGTGTTTGCGCTCGAGGGCATGTCGGGGTATAAAACTCGCGTGTTTTACAACGAGTTGTGCTCTCTTGAAATCGAGGGCCGGCCGACTCAGTATCTCGAGGTTGGGGCCTGGAAGGGTTCCACCCTGTGCTCGGCACTCTACAAGAACGCCAACTGCCACGGGACGGTCATCGAGAACTGGGCTCTCTTTGGGGGTCCAAAGGACGAGTTTGATCATCACGTGAATTATTTTGGTCTGAAGGACCGCCTGACGGTCTTCGAGGAGGATGTGTTCTCGTTCGACATTTCTAAAATTCAAAACAAAATTGACATTTATCTTTACGATGGCGATCACGATGAGATTAGTCAGTACAAAGGCATAACACATATGTGGCATGCATTGGCTGATACGGCCATCATCATAGTCGATGACTGGAACGCCCCCCATGTTCGCAAGGGCACTTTTGATGGCCTCAGGGACGTGGGGGCGAACGTCATCGAGAAGTTCGAGATTACCTATACACATGATGGAAGCCACACACCCATCCCACTCGCCATCCGTGAATTCTGGAACGGTATTGGCGTGTTTGTTGTTTCAAAAAATTCTCAGTAAAAAATAGAATGAAACCCGAAAAGTGGGGACCCTATTATTGGGGAGCGCTCCACCTGGCCGCTCTCGGATGCCCAGACGCCCAGGTGCTTCGCACGTTTATAGAGTGTTACAAAATGGTTCTGCCGTGTCTTTCTTGCCGTTTGCACTTCACTCAGGTGCTCGATGATAATCCAGTGCCGGAATCGACCGATCCTATGACCATATTCAAATGGACAGTGGATGTGCACAACTTGGTGAATATTCGCCTCGAAAAGCCAGTTGTGAGCTACGACGAGGCCTATGCATTTTGGACTGACCAGAAGCCCACACCAGTTGAGCGTCCTCAATTTGATTTCAAAATTGGAATTATCCTGATCCTTCTCATAGTCATCGCCATGCTCATTTTTAATCGTAAATAGGAGTAAGAATGGCCGGTGGCATATTTCCAGGGCGCCCGTTCTCTTTCAACGTCAAGTGTATAGTTTTCACGCTCCTGTTGGCGGCGGGTTACTGGTTCGCCCCACACAAGAATCTGTGGGTCCTCGCGTTCCTACTGTGGTTCCCTTATATCGCACTGGCGTGGTACGACTACGCCTATGCGTGCCGTGACAAGCTCGACCCAACGATTGTGCCCTTTGGGCGTATGTTCTGGCTGCCCTTTAAGCCAAAGGGTTACAAGGACGAGTTTCATAAGATGGCCGACGATCAGATTCAGACCATGAATCGCGTGGATCACCTTGTTGGTTGGACCGTTGTTATTGCAGCAGTGACGTGGTACCTGGTGTCGAAAAAATGAGTGGTGTCTCAGCCACCTGAGACCTAAAGAAGTAAGAACTTATATATGAAATGACCAACTATGAACGGCTCTCACACGTCGAACATATTCTTCGCCGACCCGACACCTATGTCGGCTCACTGGCCCCCGAGTCCGGAACTTACTGGACCCGAGGTCCCGAGCATTTTGAAGCTACTCATCTTAATGTATCACCTGGGCTGGTGAAGATTTTCGACGAAACTTTGGTCAACGCCATCGATCAGTGGTCCCTCCACCCCAAGAAGCTGCGGGCCATCGCCGTCACCGCCAAAAAAGATACAATTCAGGTCAAAAATTGGGGAGTTGGAATTCCGATCAAGCAGCACCCGACTGAAAAGATTTGGATTCCCGAGCTCATCTTTGGGCACCTTTTGACCAGCTCCAACTACAATGACGACGAGCAGCGCGTCACGGGTGGCCGGAACGGTTATGGCGCCAAGCTGACCAATGTATTTTCAACTAAATTCAAGATCGAAATTTGTGATGGCAAGAAGCAGTACTCTCAGGAGTGGGACGCCAACATGAGCAAAGTCGGGAGTCCTGTGATTAACGGGTGTGATGGCGAGCCATGTGTCAGCGTTACGTTTTCACCCGACTGGGCACGTTTCGGCGGACCGGGTGATCTGTTTCGCCTTGTGGAGAAGCGCACCTGGGACGCGGCTCTCTGGTGCACAAAGTGCCAAGTTTCCTTCAACGGGCAAGTTCTGAAGGTCGCCTCGCTCGAGGACTTTGCGAAGCAACACATGGGTGACGTGCCCCTGGCCTCGTTCCACTCCGAAAACCTGAACGTTGTGGTGGGCCACTCGACATCGGGCGGGTTCCAGCAGGTTTCATTTGTGAATGGAATTGCAACAACCAAGGGTGGGACCCACGTGGATCGGATCGTCAAGGCAATTTGCGAGGAAATTTCCAAGGACAAGCGATTCACGGGTCTCAAACCGGCTCAGATCAAGGCTAGCCTCTTTGTTTTCGTGCGGGCCGTGGTCATCAACCCCACCTTCTCGAGCCAGACCAAGGCTGAATGCACTTCAAAAATTACAGATACCATTGATTTCAAACCAAAATTCATCAAGGACGTCCTGGCGTCTGGTGTCCTCGACGATCTCGTCTCCAAGGGCCTCTCCCAGGTCGAGAAAGAGCTCAAGAAGACAGATGGGTCCAAAAAGACGCGCATTTCTGGAATTCCGAAGCTGGATGACGCCAACTGGGCCGGTACGCACCGATCGCACGAGTGCACGCTTATCATTACGGAGGGAGACTCGGCGAAAGCTCTGGCCATTGCCGGTCTGAGCGTTGTGGGCCGCAACGCTTTCGGCGTGTTTCCACTCCGGGGCAAGCCGCGCAATGTACGGGACGCTTCTGTAAAACAGGTGACCGAGAATGAGGAATTCAGCAGCCTGAAGAAGATCCTTGGGCTCCAGCATGGCAAGACCTACAATTCTGTAAGAGAATTGAGGTACGGTCGTCTGATGATCATGACGGACGCGGATCTGGACGGCAGCCACATCAAGGGCCTGGTCCTCAATATGTTCCACGTGTATTGGCCCAAGCTAATCGAGCTCGGGTTCGTGGTTGCGATGGTGACGCCGGTCATCAAGGCGGGCCGCGTCTGGTACTTCACGGAGGAGGAGTTCCGCTCGGCGGTTGCAGAGGGCAAGGTTACGACGGGCGCGAACGGCATCAAGTACTACAAGGGTCTGGGCACCTCCACAAGTGCCGAGGCCAAGGAATACTTCAAGAAGATTGAGCAGCTCACCGTCGCCTTCAATTCCGATCCTAAAATGAACGAGTCCATGAGTCTGGCGTTCGCCAAGGCGCAGGCTGATGACCGCAAGGGCTGGCTGACGAAGCACATGGCCGAGCCACCTGCGGGCATCCCCTATGGGCACCTCAAGGCACTGCCCGTCACCGACTTTGTGCATCGGGACCTGGCCAACTTCAGCGCCGAGGACATCAAGCGATCGATTCCCCATGTGGCGGACGGCCTCAAGCCTTCTCAGCGCAAGGTCATCTACGCCTGCCTCAAGAAGAACCTGATGAGCGACATGAAGGTGGCGCAGCTTTCGGGGTACGTGGCCGAGCAGACGGCCTACCACCACGGCGAGGCCAGCCTCCAAGGAACGATTGTAAATTTGGCCCAAAATTTCGTGGGCGCCAATAACCTCAACCTACTGGAACCTTCCGGGCAGTTTGGGACCCGACTGGCGGGTGGGAAGGACGCAGCCAGTTCGAGGTACATCTTCACCCGTCTGGCCCCTCAGACCAAGAAGATCTTTGATCCGACAGACAATTCTGTTCTAAAATATGTGATGGACGACGGCCAGAAGGTGGAGCCCGAGTTCTACGCTCCGGTTGTGCCCATGCTATTGGTGAATGGCGCCGAGGGCATCGGCACGGGGTTCAGCTGCTACGTCCCACCGTACGACATCGATATTCTCAAGCACAATATCCTTTGCGCCCTCAACCAGGTGGCCATGGCACCGATGGTCCCCCACTTCAAGGGATTCAAGGGCAAAATTACAAAGACGAAGGATCACACCTGGGTCATGGAGGGCGTGGCCGTGAAGGAGGGGTCACAGATCCACGTCACGGAGCTGCCACCTGGCAAGTGGATCCAGGACTTCAAGGAGCACCTCGATGACCTCCTCGACAAGGGCACGATCCAGAAGTACGAAAATCATTCGACGGAGACGACCCCCGACTTCCGCATCTGGGGCTTTGGGGGTGACGACGCGGTCAAGGAGCTGGGATTAACCAAGACGATCCACACCAGCAACATGTATCTGATTGGCCCCAACGGCGCAGTCAAGAAGTACGCGAGCCCAGAGGAGATTCTGGTGGATTACATCGAGGTCCGACTCGGCATCTACAAGAAGCGCAAGGCGTGGCAGCTCAAGGAGCTGGCTGCGGAGATCAGCTGGCTCGAAGAGAAGGCGCGGTTCATTCGGGGCGTCATCACCGGCGCGTTCCGTGTCATGAATGTGCCGTTGGCTGAGATTGAGGAGCAGATGGTCAAGCAGGGATTCGCTCAAGTGATCCGCCCTAAACTGCTCGATATCAAGACGTACCAATACACGCGCGAGGAGGTGGCGAAGCTCGAGGCGCTCTGTGCAGCCCGGAGACAGGAGCACACGATGCTCCACGGGACGAGCGTGGTGCAACTGTGGAAAAATAACCTGGGTGAAATCTAGAGATGGCCAAACGGGCCTTTGACAATGTCCTCGAACTCGAGAGACGGGCCCAGAAGCCCATACTCAAGGCCTTCAACAACGTGCTTGATTTTGAGCGCAGAATTCAAAAAGATGTTGTGAATTTCTTTAATAGAAAAGTCAAGCCGGCGTTCGAACCCCCGAGTCCCCCACCCCCAGGCCCACCAGGGCCGTCCCTCCCCCCGCCGCCTCCCGTGGATGTGAATGGATTCTTCACCGTCACGTCCCCAACAGAAGTGACGTTCTATGCCACAACCAACACCAATCCCAGAGATCAGGTTTCGAATGGCTGGACGGTGTCGGGCGTCACTGGCCTCAATGGTCAGCTCCGCGTGGTCAGTGCCGACCTGAACATGACGATGGACCCCAAGGTTAAGAAAATTTCAAACAGTTTTTCAGAGTCTTATATTTGGTCCTTTAATATACAGTCGGACACTGACCAGGGCCTGCCGGATTATCAGTACTCCACAGGGACCATGCTTTACCCGCCAGGACAGATTGACTACGCGGTTATGAAACGAAGCGGGCCTATGTATGGATACTATGAAGTGGCGAGCAACGTCACGACTTTCGTGTTCAGCGTTCCTCCTATGGTGGGCTTCGGGCAAGGTTGGACCGTTTCGGACCTCCCTAATTTCACAGGTGATTTACGTGTAGTATCCTACACCGACTTGAACGATCAGCAGTTTGCGGTCCTCGCGCCAGTTGATGGCAGCGCCCCACCCAACACCGCCAAGCCCGTCTTCGTCAAGGGTCTTCCGGCGGCCTATAAAGAGCCCAGTTTCACACTTGAATTCATTCCGGGCAAGTTCATTCAGGAAACGAATGAAGAGGGTGTTAAAAAATTTAACATTGAAATTAATCCCAAAGTCATAGGTGGAAACGTCGCACCACTTCGTGACCTCAATTCTGGTTTCAAATGTGAGGCGCCCGAGTCAGGGCCATATGATGACGTCAAGGGCTTGGGTTTTAGCACGGGCTCGCTTCTCAGCCTGTTCGCAGTCGGCCCACAAGAGGACCATCTTCTGACGGACGATTTCAGCAAGTCCCAATGGAACCCAAGTTATAAGCGCTACACCAACTCGGTCATGTATCAGCGCGTCATCCCATTCCCACCCGCGAATCCATTCTACCAGAACCAGACCATCCAGCTCGAGTTGCTCCCTACGGAGTTGGGCCATCTCTTGTCGAACATGTACCTCAAGGTGACGATGCCAGCCTTGGGGAATGGCTACCAGTACTCGCCTCAGCTCGGCAGAGCCCTGATAAAGCAAGTGGATCTGCTCGTCAATGAGACGGTGATTGAGACTCTC